CCATGACCATCTCGCCGTCAGGGATTTTGTCAAACCCGCCGTGTTCCTGCGTCGCCTGCGTCAGGGTCAGCGTGCCGCGAGCAGGAACGATCGTGAGATCGATCTCCTCAATCTCGCTGCCGTTGCCGATGCGGACGATCACTGGTTTCGGCGAAAGAGTGGAGAGATCAATGATCTCTACCATGCTCACACCGCCTGCTCGTCGTAGATCTGGATGACGTTCTCGCCGTCGTCAAGCGTCGGGTCGGGCCGCGCTGTCAGAGTGATCGGGATGCCCGCCGGTTCTCCGCCCGCGTCCGAGGTGAAGGTGTGCTCGAAGTTGGACGACAGTTTGACCTTGAATAGCCGATACCGGTACTTCTTTCCGGCTGCGTTCGTGTTGGTCATCTGCACGGCGATGTACTTCGGGGTGGACCCCTTGCCGCCAAGTTTGATCGTCTTGCTGACGACCGGCGTGTAGCCGTAGGTGATCGTGAGGGTCTGGTCGTCCGTGGTGACCGTATCCGAGTCGAGCACGATGATCCCGGTGACGCCCTCGTCGTCGGTGATGACGTGGTAGTCGGTCCCGTCCACGAGCGTCGTGTTTGTTGACCCGGCGACCGAGGTGATGCTCGCGCTCGGCTGGTCGGTGACCGGGATGAACTTGGAGTAGTCCCACGCACCAGACGCGACGACAAGAGTCTTGTCGCTGACAGGGGCGCCGGTCTCAGTCGTGACCGACCCGATCCCGAGTTTCGCCAGGGTCGCGAGCGTCCACTCGTGGAGTGTCGCCGTTACCTCGGCGCCGGTGATCTGGTCGGACACATCCACTTCGGGCGCGTTGTCCGGCTGGATGGTGATCGATTCTCTGGTCAGGACGAGTTTGGCACCCTTCAGGATGCCGACGTCCACCATATCGGTGAACGCCCCGGGGTGGTCCTCGACCTCTAGTTTGCAGCTCCCGAGCCGGATCGCGGCCGGGTTCTGCACGGATGTCTGGAAAGTCATTATCTTCACTCTCTGTAGGTGACTCTGAAGTCACAGGGGATGTGATACAGGCGGGTTTCGGCCTCGTAGAGTTCCGGTGCGTTGAGGAACTGGATACTCTCGATCGCTGTGCCGTCCACGATCCCACGGTAGTCGTCGAGCGCTGCAATGACGGCCTCGGCGAGTTGCCGGACCGTCGCGAAGTCGTCCGCCCAACAGGATATCTGCATCCGGGGAGGGCGGATCGTCTTGAAGATCCGGGCATCGGAGACTGTCAGATACTTGATATATGGCGTTGTGATCGGGCCGTCGACGTGGATCGGGTATACTCGGGTCCCGACGAAGGCGGAGACCCCTACGTCGTTCACCAGGATCTGCCGTATGGCCTTCTGAATCATACCCCTTCCCTCCGGAGCGCATCCTGAATCCCGGCGGCGATGATTCGCCGGATCTTGTCGGCGTTCTCGTCGAGAGCCGGGCGGAGGAATGGCTGTGCGTCCATACCGGGTTTCGGGCCATAGATGTAGTCGTCCGGGTGATCGACCCCGGAGGCGTCGCCCCTGCGACCGGTTCCGTACTCGACAAACGGCGCGTATTCGACATTCGTCCCGACGACGCCGGAAACCCGATTCCCCTCCACCACCGGCTCTTCGGCGGTGATAGAATTCCGCAGGCGCCCGCCGGTGTATCCGGGGCGGGACACTCCGACCGGGCACCTGCGCTTCGCCTCCCTCTCGACCTTGAGTTCGCCCCGCCAGACGCCTTCGGCGAGCACGCCCGGGGCCCGGTCGCCGAGGTTCTGGAGCCTCCGGATCAGATCGTCCCCCCCGGCAACGTTGAGGCCAGGCATCAGAACCACCCCATGAGTTTCAGGGCGCCGGCGACGGCCCCGCCGGCAACGGCTCCGGCCCCGCTACTGGTTGCAGCGAGACGGCCGAGGCCCTGGTTGCACTGCGCCTCCAGGATCCGGAGCCGGGCCTCGTGGTCGTTGGCAGCCTCGGAGACCGCCGACACCTCGCCGTAGATCAGGATCAGTAGTTCCCGGTCGGTCAGGGTGCCGAGGGTGTTCTCTGGCAAGCTCACGTCACCGCCTCCAGTTCCGCTTTCAGGTGAGAGATGCTCGTCGGCCCGTAGATTGCCTTCACCGATTTCACCGTGTAGGTCTTGTCGAATCCGAGGGGGCCGTCGGAGACGGTGTCTCGCTCGGCGATCGCCGTCTCTGCGGGAAGGAGAACCTCCGGCAGCGCCTGGAAGACCTGCCCGCTGGCGAGGTCCAGGCGCCGGGTCATGCCGCCCGGGTTTACGAACCGGCACCTGACGCCCGTCTGCGTGGTCGTGGTGATCTTGGGCACGCCGAAGTCGTCGACCTCCCCCGTGTCTGCCTGGTGCGTGATGGTGCAGGTGTGGATCAAAAGAGCGCCCGGGATCATCCGTTCACCCTCCTGACAGAAACCCGCGATCCGCGGCGCCGGGCGAGGTATCGTCCGACAGCCTCCCGGGCAAGGGACTCGTGGTAGTCGATCTCGTTCTGGGTGTTGTTCCCGATCGTGAGGTCTCCACCGAGGTTGAGCGAGTTCGTGCGCTCGTTCGTGAGCCGCCCACGGTCGATGAGTGCAGCGACGGTGAAATGGACTGACGCGGATTCCAGGTCGGCGTCCCCTGGAGTGCCGGAGACCCCGGCGTCCATCAGGAGGGCGTCAACCCGGCGATCCGCCTTCATTAGGAGGAGAGCAAGAGTGTCCTCGTCCGTCGCGGTCCCGGTTGCCAGCACCACGTCGTCGACGGTTGCGTAGGCCATCAGCCCCTCTCGGGCAGGTCCTGCAGCCGGACCGCCCTGTGCTTCGACGAGGTCAGTGGATCGGCCGGCGAGGTGTCGATCCGGAGGTCCGGAGCGGCGTCACGTGCGGCGCGGTCGCTCTCCTCGACGAGGGTCTTCGAGAGCCAGGGATGCGACGCAGAGGAGATCACGACAATCTCCCCCTAGAACTTAACCCTGCAGATGGAGTCCCCGAACCCGACCGCTGCGCCGAACCGGAGTTTGACCACGGCACCGACGAGGTCGCGGACAGGGTCGCGGTAGTTCTCCAGCATGATGTCCTGGCGCATGCCGATCTTTGCGGCGACCCGGCTGTCGTAGACGATCATGCCGATGTCGCCGTCGGTGGTGTAGCCCCAGGTGTACGTGCTGCTGCTCGTCGTCGTCCCGACAGTCCGGGGCTTGAGGCCGAGCATCGGCGGCAGGGAACCAAGGATTGCCTGCTGCGACCCGGTGTGGCTCGTGAGGAGGTACTCCTTGCCGACGAGGGTCTCGGCGTCGACGCACATCACCACGGAGTCGGGGTTGTAGCCTGCGGCCCGGATCTTGCCCTTGGCGGCGGCGATGGCTTTCGTGCCCTGATCCGCGCCGGCGGTGTCGTGCTCATCCTCCGAGCCCTGCAGCATCGTGCCGAGGACAACGTGGTTTATGGTGTTCTCGGCGCGCTCGCCGTGGTGCCGTGCCTCCTCGGCGACCAGGTCATACTGCGAGTCGGCGATCATGTTCTGCGTGATCAGCGACCGTTCGCGGTAGGTCTTGGCGGCGATGTCGCGGGAGATGTAGTCTCCTTCGTCGATCGGAGCCTCGGCCCCGTCCGGGACCTCCTTCATGTAGCCCGCGGACTTGCGGAAGGGGATGGTGACCTTGTTCGAGTTCATCCGGATGACCGGGACAGCCTGCCGCATCGCCTTGGCGAGCGAAGCACCTTCGATGATCGTGTTGTAAAACTCGGTCTGGATCAGGGTCGTGCCCTCGATCGCTTCGCTCTTCAGGAGCTCGCGGACCGGGACGATCTTGCCCTTCGTGTCGTAGGCCGAGAGTTCGCGGGGGATCCTCGTTTCAAGGATCCGCTTCGTTTCAGAGGGGCCAGCGTGGGCCAGTTCCAGGTACGTTGTGAACAGGCGCTCGTGGGGTCCTGCGTAGTCAATCTGTGCGTAGTTCATGGTTTTCCTCCTTAGGTCGCCGCCTTGGTGATGATCTGCGGCATGACGATGATCTTCCCGGATCCCGCTTTGGGGATGTCCTCGATCGTGACTCCGATCGCGTAGCCTGTCGCGGTGGTCGCTGCTGCAGCGACGGTCCCGCCGACCGCGTTGTCGTCGTCGGCGACGGCTTCACCCGCGTCGATCGCAGTGGTGTCGTCAGCGTTGACGACGGTGACGATCGATCCGACCAGGGCGACGGTGACGGGGGCCCCAGCTGCGGCCGGGATGATCGCGACGCCGATCGGCTGGGCAGTCGTGCCTGCGATAGCCGGGTGCACGGTGTCGGATACGCCGGTCGTGGCGAATGCGACGACCTGACCTGCTTTGATGGCGGCGCCTGCGATGAAGCCGAACGTCGGCCCGTCGTTGTGCAGGACGTTCGTCAGGGTGGGGAATGTGTCGATATCGGTCATAGTTCAGGCCTCCTTCTCTTTCGTTTTCATGATGTCTGCCTCAGTGCTCCGCGTCCGGTCGAGCCAGCGGTCCGCCCATGCGTAGAGGGGCGGTGCGACAACGACGACCACGAGTGCACCGACGGCGATGGTTCCGGCGTCGATCACAGGCCATACACCTCACCGGACTTCGGGTCGACGTGCACGGCGGCCGGAGGTTCGAGTTCCCGGGACTCCGTCCCAGAGGTCCGGGTCTGCGGGTTCGGAGTCTCTTCGAGTTTCTTGATCGCGGCTTCGAGCTCTTTGATCTTCGCCCCGGAGGCCTTCGCCTGGTCGGCGAGTTTCGCTTCCAGCTCCTTGACCTTCGGGTCTTCGCCGGGCGACTGAGTCGGAGGCGTGATCTTGGCCTCCAGTTCGTTGACCTTCGTCTCTGCGGTCGTCGCCTTCGTTTCGAGGGCGGCGATCTTGTCGGTAGCGGTCTTCAGAGCCGCTTCGAGTTCCTTGATCTTCTGATCGTCTGCCATGTCTGGCTCTCCTTCGTTCGCTCGGGGCAGGGTGCACGTCTGGCACGCCCCGACGTTGACGATCGCCGCGCCGAGGAACTGCACGGATGTGAGTTCGTAGCGGCGGTCGCGTTCGTTCCAGGTCTCCTGTCCGACGTGTTCGACGGACGAGTAGACCGGGATCCCCTTCTCCTGTGCCCATCGGACGTACGCGATGGTGTCGCGGCTCTCCTGAGTGCGGCCGTGCAGGTAGATGTCACCGATGACGGCGTCGTTCTCGAACCGCTGGTTTGAGATGATGCCGACCTTCTCGGTGATTGCACGGGGCACCCCGCCTCTGTGGCGGGACCAGTATGAGTTGTCAGCCCAGTTGCCGGCGTTCGCCCGAAGGATGTCGGGCGGGTAGAAGAGAGGGGTCTGCACCTGTGAATCGGTCCAGGTGCCGGCGGCAAGGAGGCGTGCGTTCCTGATGAGGAGCCCGCCGTCGACCTCCTGGATGCCGGTTGGACTGAGTTCGAAGCGAAGTTCGCGTTGGCGTTCGGCGGGCATTATCCCGTATAAAGGGGCGATCAATATATTTGAATTTCCAAAATGATAGTTTCAGGGGGCCGGCTTCGGCCTCCGGCCTTGCTTCTCCGTCTTCTGCTCCCGGGTCGTCAGTGCCTGGATGTAGTACCGGACCGCCTGGGCGCTCCGGGACCCCCCGTTATCCTCGGCATAGTAGACCCCGAGGTGCCGGGCGATCACAGTCGGGAACTTCTCGTCGGCCCATAGTTCGATGAAGGCCTTCTCTCTCGCCGAGAGAGGCTTGCCTGAGGTCACAGTGCCATCCCCCAGTACGCGAGAAGAGCAGCCCCTACCACCTGCAGGACCCGGGCCACGTAGAACCCGCCGAGGTAGTAGGGGTATTCGGCCTCGATCTCCTGCCGGTTCGCCTCAGGGTAGTCCTCCGGGATCGTGCCCGGACGGAGATGTCGGAAGGCGGCGCACATACCGAGCCACCAGGCGTGGACCTCGGAGGGGTCGTCAAGGAACGTCCCCAGGGTTTTCTCTCTGTTCCATTTTTCATCTGTCATGTCTCATCCACCTCGATCACGGGCAGGAGCGTGCACCGGCACATCGGGTGCAGCGGGATCGGCGGCGCCTGGGCGATGTCGAAGATCTTGCCGTTCAGGGCCTGGCACTGGGCACAGGTGTTCTCGTGCCCGGCAGTGAGCCATTCGACCTTTCCGATGCCGTGCTGGCTGTACCGGAGTTTGGCGCCTTCGTTGCTGGCGTACATCGTCTCGGTATGGGCCATGAGGCGGGCTCGGTTGTACCCGATCCCCTCCACCTCGGCCATGAGGCGCTTGCGGAGTTTGACGACGCCCTCCCCGTTGTTGATGCCCTCGGTGAGGGACCGGACGATCGCCTTGTTGGTCTCGGCAGAGATGCCTTTCAGCGCCGAGAGGTTCCGGGCCTGCAGGACGTCGATCACCCGCCAGTCCGCCGGCCCTTCCCCGAGTTTCGAGGAGATGCCCACCCGGGCGAGGGCCTGCTCTGCATACAGGGCGCCGTGGCGGTATCCGGTCTTCACGCCCTCGGCAACGATGACCTCCCCCGGGGCGAGGATCGTCTCCCGGGATAGCAGGTCGAGCCGGTCAACCAGCCAGGAGATCTGGATGTAGGGGGGTTCAAGGGTCCGGGCCTCGTTCTCCCGGGCAATCTCGAGGGAGGCGAGGGCCGCGGTCTTGTAGCGGCGGAAGAGCGCGACGAGTTTCCGCTCGTAGGTCTGCCGCAAGGTCTTCGACTGCATCGGGTCCCGGAGGGTGCTGCGGGAGAGGGTCACTTCTCGCCTTCCTCCTTCTCCCACTCGTCGGGGTCCACGCCGATCCGTTCCTGAGCCCAGCGGCGGCTGACGACGGCGAAGGGGTCCATCGGGGTGGCGGTCATGATGGTGGCCAGCATCTCCGTGGTCAGCTTCTCGTCGGTCGGGCTGACGTCATTGAACTCGATCCAGACCGCTCCCGGCCGGCCGGTGATCTGGTCGACGACGTTCCGGTCGTAACAGGCGGCGAGCCTCTGTTGCAGAGTGCCGATCTTCTTGTAGAAGGCCTCGATCCTGCTGACGGCCGTGGCGTCTGTGGAGCCCCGCCTCAGGCCGAGGAGTTCCTCGGGGACCCCGAGAGCGGCACAGAGCCGCTGCAGCGTGACGTCGCTGTACTCCTGCAGATGCTGCACCCCACCGGAGTCCAGGGCCCGGATGTTGATCGGGCCGACGGTCGTGAACTCGTTCTTCGCCTCGATATCCTCGAACTCCTTCTCGATGGCGTCGACCTCTGCGTCGGTCGGCGGGGGGTTCTGGGTGCCGTCGGGGTTGATCGCGATCTGGTACTTGGGGAACCCGTGCCGACGGATCGCCTGAGCGATGCTCTCGGAGGTCTTGGTGTCCCGGAGGATCTCGTCGTAGGCCCGGCCGATGAGAGACTTACCGTACGCGCTGCCGGTCGTGGATAATAGACGGAGGTGCGTGATCTGGTTCGGCTCCAGTTTGGGAGGCTCCTTCTGCCCGAGGACCTGCCGATACCCGACCACCTTGCCGTGCTCGTCGGCGTCGACCACCATAGTCTCAGCGGGGATGGCAGCCAGGCCGACAAGCCGACCCTCGGCCCTCCCCTGGCCGAAGAGGTTCTCGACGAACCCATCCCCGATGACCAGGGCATCTATGATCTGGTGCCACCAGAGGTCCTCGATGCCGATACGGTCGAAGACTGCCTGCACTTGGGCGGCGGCCTCTTCGTCCCCCTGGAGCGTGTAGCCTGTGCCGAGCATGTAGAGCGGGTAGAGGTCGATCGCTTCCGAGATCAGCCCGCCTTGATCATAGATGGTGCGGTACTTGTTCAGGAGGGTGCGATCACGATCGCGCCGTGCAAACCAGTCTAGTTCTTTGCCGCCGGCCCGGGCATAGGTCTGCCGGGTCGGTTCTGTGCCAGAGGGCGCGAGCGCCCTGCGTACTCTGTTGATGATTGTGGTCATGTTCCTTTCCTCCGCCGGCTGCGGGCGGATACTCTCCCAGTGGTTGATTGAGTCAGTTCTGTCATCGCCCAGACCAGGGCGTCCATGCGGTCAGGCGACGGGTCCCCGGAGTCGGGGGCCCAGTCGCACATCTGGTCTTCTAGGAGCGGGAACGTCCCGACGTGGTGGACTTTGCCCTGTTCGTAGAGGCTGCTGATCGGTTCGGCGCGAGTCTGCTTCCCCCGGGACGCCCAGACCCCCCGGTATGGGAGGGTTCGATCTACGGTTCGGAGGTTCGCCTCGACCAACTCCCCGCCGTTGTTCTTCTCGGCGACTACTCGGTCGGCCCGATACTGATCGTAGACTCGTTTCACAGCGGTCGCCCAGGTCAGAGGGGTGCCTTGGAGCGAGGCGTCGGCCAGGACATAGCAGTGGCCGGCGGCGTCGACTCCGGCGACGACGATCCCGGTCTCGCCGCTCTTCGGGTCGGAGGTGACGGCCGGGTCCACCCCGACGACGATTCGCAGCAGGGGCGGGTGTTCCCGGACCCGGAGCGCCTCGATGACGTTCCGCGACCAGAGCGCCCCGGGGTTGTCGTCGAGAATCTCCCCGTTGAGCTCCTGTCTCCCGAGCCGGGTCCCCTCGTATTTTTTGACGATCGCCGTGAGGAACGCCGGAGCGAGGTTGCGGGCGTTTTCGTGCGTCGTCCCCCGGGTGACGACGGTCCCTGGGTCCGCGACGAGGTCGTGGATCAACCGGGTCGGCCGTGGCGTCGTGGTGGCGACGACCTGCGGGTTAGTGCCCAGCCGGAGCCCGAACATCGCCATGTCCCAGGTCTCGGGATATTTCCAGGCCGCGGGCTCGTCGCCCCAGATAAAGTCATGCTGCGGCCCCCGAAGACGGTCCGGCTCCTCGGCGGAGAAGAGGGTTGCGACAGCCCCGTTCGGCCACGTCAGGCGCCGCTTCGAGGGTTCGTAGAGCGGGCGGAAGTCCGGCGGGCTGCACGCCAGGATCCCGCTCTCCCCCTCAACCATGACGTCCCGGGCGTCGGCTGCCGTGGGGGCTATCAGACCTACCCGTTTCGAGACCCCCCGCCGGACCCGATCGATCACCGTTTCGGCACCCGTCCGGGTCTTTCCGAAGCCCCGTCCTGCGAGGATCAGCCAGACCCGCCAGTCTCCTGGCGGCGGGAGCTGTGAGGGGCGCGCCCAGAACTCCCAGTCGTAGAGGAGGGCGGAGGCTTCCTCCTCGGTGAGGTCCTCAATGGCCGCCTGCAGTTCGCTCTCGGGGAGGGTGGCCAGGTGTTCGGCAAGCGACCCGGTCACGGTGCTGGCTCCTCCTCGGAAGTAGAGGTCAGGCTTCTGAGCCGGGCAAGCAGGACCGCCCGGGCGTCGTCGATCTTGATCTCTCCGCTGTGCTCGACCTGCTGCCGGTCCCGCCAGCGCTCCGGGTCGCGGTTCATCAGCCAGAGCCGACAGGCCTGGACATCTGGAGCGATCTCCTCAGTCTTCGTCACCCGCTTGGTTTCGGTGCCGTTTTCGGTCGTCACTTCGACCTTCGTCGCCGAGTAGCCCGTCGCTCGGCGGAAGAGCGAGAGTTCGACCCGGGCGTCGGCGACTGCCTTCGTCTCGATGAGTGCGTCCCGGAACTCGGGGTAGTCTTTCTTCCAGCGATGGATCGTCCGGACGGCGACACCTATCTTCTTGGCGAGCTCCGCGTCAGTGAGCCCGTGCTTTGATCTCCCCACCAGGGATCTCACCAGGGGGGGGATCCCGGCGTGGTACTTCTGGCCGCCTTCTTTCGGCTTCGGGGAGGGTTTTGGCATCGCAGGAGGTTTTGAGCAGCGAATATAAGACGGTGGCGAAAAGGATAGTTTAGACGAGCGTCAGCTCGTCCACGACCTGGTCGGCGACGTCCTGGTGCGTCCGGAGGAGGTGTCGGATCGTCCTGTCGTAGGTAGGGCGTTCCCCCGGCTCGAGGGGGACCCGCTTCCCGACGATCTGGAGGGCGGCGCACAGGTCCGCCCCGATCTCAATCTTTCGCTTCTCCATCATGCTTCAGAACCCCCATTCGAGCCGGGCCGCCCGGAGTGCTAGGATCTCCCGGACCGGCAGATCCGCCGGGTGGCGGACGTGGTGCTCCCGCATCGTCTCGGTCACGCGCCTCTGCCGGCGATGCAATTCTCCCTCATGCGGCGGCCTCCTCTGCCAGGGCGTCGTAGACCTGCAACGCGGGTGCCGGCATCGGCCGGATCTCCTCAGCGATGTAGCGGTAGATGGGCATCCCGAGAGCCCGGGCGAGGCGATACTCCTGCAGGGCGCCGGGAGAGTTGGTCCAGGCGCCGACCATGCAGATCGCGTCGGCCCGGCGGAGGAGTTCGAGGTCCCCCTGGATCCACGTCTCGTAGGGGATGCCGGCGGCGTGCTCGAACCCGGCGCAGTTTTTATGCGGGCAGTGGACGGCCCACCCGTCCCGCCAGGCGATGAGGGCCGCCTC